TTTAAAAATATCAATGAAATTATTCAAACTCATGCATTGGTCCGCTGTAATGGTGGCCCTTGCATAAATTTACACAATGAGCTAGGCTATACCGAACCAAACAACGGTGTAGTCGGAGATTATTATATGATTTACGCAGATGAAACACTCAATGCATATATATATGCTTACAAACCTGCAAATAGGGCAAACTTTACGCACAATTTCCTAACAATAGCTGAAGGTCATATGTTCTATCACCACGGAGGAGTGAGAGTCCATCCAGAACTATCAGACTCCCCCTTCAAGGCCAAGCTTTTGAGCAATACACTTAACTTTTATAGGTTTACTGATGCTATCCCAGCGCAGACAACGATTGGTGCAGATACATTTGATTTGCATCAGATAGGTAGACCTATGGCCAATTGGAAAGGAGGCGCCTTTGTCAAACGTACTTTTAAGTTACCGGAAAAAGATGCAAGTGACATAATCAAGGAGGCAGTTGGCACATGTGAAGTGGTGTTTGACGGTAAAGGTTGGGCAAATGTTAGACATAAGCATCCCATTAACGCATCGCTTAGGAGGGTTTTTGAAGAGACCATGTATAATATGATACGTGATGAGGATAGTAAGATTCCAGTTATTCAGAGAGGAGCAAACATATCAAGAGCTATGGATTATGGTTACTCATGTTTTTCAATAAACAAACTCTGTGATCCACAGGATTATGTACGACAGGAGAAATATACTAGCAAACTTCCACTGGATATGCTTACTAAGATTAATACAGGTTTCTGTTTCTGTGGGGATGAAGATGTTGCCTTATGCCCTCATGCTGTAGCTTACTTGAAAAGACATCGCAACCACAACAAATTCGGTTATGCAATAATGGATGTGGATTCAGCTTATTATGGAGATTTAGTGCGCATAGCCCATCTTAGACTAGCCAATCAACAGGCGAAAGTGTACTACAGCTGCAATCATATCTTCACTAACCAGATAGCGGTTTTTCAGGACAGATGTTCAGAGTTTAAGGTTAGCACCTCACCTGAGACAGTTCATATGGAAGTTCTTGGTAATAACAGTGCATATGTTCACGGCCACGTATACCAGCAGCCCAATGTAGCATGGTCAATAGAGGATGTCAATAAGATGATCTCTTATGAGATACAAGTAGGGATAGATATCAACATGGAGACTATTCGAGTTGTCAAAACTAGCCCATATTCAGCCTATGTCATAACAAGAAGCTTTGCCACGCCTGCATTCATTAAGCAAGTACCCAGACCAATAGCTTTGCCGAAACATACTACCGTCACTGATGTTGTTTCACTTTTCAGTCATACTGATAATAAGAAAATGTTGATTAACTTCAGTGAAGATCAGAGGATTATGACTTATGACGGATACATATATGTGACAGCGAGGTATGAGGACGACACTTTCATCGACTCACAGATATTCCACAAGGGTCTTAGGCTTAATATGATTACCTTTAAGAATCTCTATCGTGCAATGGGCAATGAGCTCACTCTATCAACTGCAATGAATCTTGTGAAAGCAGGCTTTGCCAAGGATTATAACATGACGCCTCATGAGTCTGTGGTCTTAGCACAACTCATTATACGTTATCAGACTGAAGTAACCAGGACTATGAAGTATGTTGTTGATCAGGAGGCATCCTTAAGAGACAGCCATAATACCTTCCCGCTTAGGTTTAAGAAATTCGTTAATGACCTGTCCAAGCCCTTCCCAGATATATCCATTGATATCGAAGGAATCAAGACAGGTATACAGGCAAATGTGACCAAGATACGGGATGTGTATCTGCCGATGGCCGAAACCATATTTCAGACTTTCTCTAATGCAATCAACACACACCTCATCAATGATGAGCCTGGATTGACACTGAAACGAGCAGCTTTCGACATTATAGCCTCCATCTCTGATATAAAACTTCCAACGATTACAGACAATTTACCACACATAAGTGACTATATACCGAGTATCACTATTCCATCTTTGACGGAGTTCACATCCGTTATTTGGAATAAATGTTGTGGTTTGAAGCGTAGTATCGAGAGGAGGATTAAAGCAAGAATTGGAACGGATTACCTGAAATATTTAGCAGGCAGCAAAAACTGGGTTTACTTATTACTACAAACTAAGAAGTATTCCCGTACCTTACTTAGAAAAATGGCTGACGCTGTTAATGACATACCTGCAGCGGCGAAATTGACAAGTGACAACATCGTTTCAAGGATTAGAAATACATTAGATTTTGAACCGGTTCAAGTCACTTCGCCTCCAGAGGAAGTGGTTACTGGCCTTTTCTTTGAAGACTTCGCTCCTAGTGACCAAAGACTGCATCATTACGACTGTAAATGCAAAAGATGTGAAGAGTCGAAAAGACCGGGTAAGCTACCTGGTGGCAATCCTGGATACTACATTACTGGAGGTTGCACACCAAATGATGTTGATAAGATGCTAATGAAGATGTCTGATGCACAACTGATAACTAATACTGATGGATCTAAATTCCCTGAGGATGTTGTGGAAGCAACTTCAATTAAATATGAGACTATCTTTGCAGCAAGGCCGAGAAGGAACTTTGAGTACAGGAACATACAGGACTGTAAGCAGAATAAACGACCAATTGAGAATGATGGCCTGAAGCAGAAAGGACCGATAATTCGAGGTATTATTACACCTAACATACCTTATAAGTTGCATGGTGGATGTGAGGCATGTGCCACTGAGTCAGCATTTCGACAACTGGCCAATGCTAGGGTTATTCCAGAAGAGAGCTGTGTACAAGACTTTGAAAAATGGTTTCTCTCAAGTGAGTTCTACATCGATATATCAGCTAGATCGAAGTTTCATGATGTGAATTTCTCAAAATGGTTTTTAAAACTTTCTGCCAAGCAGTTGAAGGAATATAGCCAAGGATATGAAGAGTACAGAATGGCGAAGCTCCATAGGAATCAAGATGAGTACAAGAAACATAGATTAGCTCCTGGCCAGAGACCACAACATTTCGACTGGCTGCCTGTTACAAAAATGAAAGGCCACACCAAGGTCGACGAGAAGAATTTCATAGACTATAACCAACCGAAAGTCAAAGCTAGGGCCATCACAGCCCAGAATGCTATAGCTAAGGTTTTGCAGGGCCCAGTGGTTGACACAATATCCAAAATATTAAAGAAAGATCCAGCTTATGGCTCAGGCTTGTCAAATGGTAAGAGATGTATTAAGTTTAGTGAATGGAATGCCAAATATACACATTACATAGGGTTAGATGGTTCAGCTTTTGACTCCACACAGTATTTAGAGATCTTACAGGCAATCGATGATGCGGTTTATACAGTTGTATTGATGGATAATCAGGGTGCAATATCCAATTACGCAGATTTTGAGGATGTAGTTCAGAGTTGTGTATGTCATACTCAGGATGTTGAGACACAGTTTTATAAGTATGTCATATGTGGCACAGTTCCTTCTGGCAAGATGTCAACGAGTGCAATGAATACCTTAAGGTCAATGTGTTACGTTAGATATATAATGTTCAAGATACAGGCAATAGAGAATGTCGATTACAACTTTGAGTGCTGTGGAGATGATGTCATTATATTTTCTACTCCGAAGACTGCTGAGTTATTTGCCAAAGCAGCGTATCAGTATGTATATATTCAATCAGCAGAACCAATGGAACCGAAACTTTTCGGTACTAGAGGGACTGAATCAGATAAAAATCCCAAAGTTAAACTTGGTCAGGTTGCTAAGAAGATAGATATAACCGACAATATACATTCAGTCGATTATTTATCATGCGATTTCCTACAAAATGAGCGACGTGAGGTTAAAATGGTCAGGAAGATCACTAGGTTATTGCAATTATCACCTTGGACTGCTGCTAACCCGTTTGAATCGACTTGGAAGGAAGAATTACTCAACTTGAACCTTTGTTATGACGATGGCGTACAGATGAAAACGTGGTGTAAGGATTTGCCCATTTATGACACCTACGCCAGTATGTTGCTTCGAGTTGGCCATGAGGCTAAAACTTTGTTGGACGTTCAGCGATTAAACAACGCAAGATTTGCAGAGAGGAAATATTTAAACTATGCAGATAATGTTGATAATGCGTCCTTCAGCCTCGATTGTCTATTGTTGTTGAGAGAAAGGTATAATCTTGAACCCCATAATGTTGATCATTTGGAGAAAACACTGTCAGGCGTTCAGAGCATTTATTCAGTTGCTCAAGATGAGGCGATTGATATAATGTTTAACAGTAATGAGGAAAGTGTTAGACAGGTCGTTGAAGATATATTTAGCCATACAAGAGGTAGGCAAATACGTAATGGTGTTAAAGACTTCAATAATTTGGATTATTTAGAAGATTTACTCGTATCGGAAAAGACGTACTTTAAGCTTATTGAAGAGAAATATGGTGAAGATGAGATGCACAATAATAATAATAATAAGCA